TGACCGGAACATGTCAACGTAGTGTGCTACACCTTCTGCGTCACCTGTGGCAAACGCTTGTTGCGCTACCGAACGGCGGGGGCCTCTTAACACTGGGTCTACTTCGTCTAACCACGCAACCCACTTGGGGTTGTCGTTTAACTGATCGAAATCAGGGACTAGTCGATGTAAACGATTCTGAAAAGAACTCTCCGCTACTCTGCTGTCAGTAGTACCAAGTTGCTCACGCATCTTGTCATTTTCCGACTGCATAGTATCCAGTTTTATCTGGAATTCAGCAGCAACTTCGCGCGCAACCTTACGCTGAACTTCAATAAGGTCTTCGCCAAAGTTTTTGACGTCATCATCTGTCACCAGTTTTTCAGCTTGCTTAACAACTGCTTCCTTAGTTTTAAGAGATGCTTGTAGCTCTTCGAGCTGGGTTGACATGTCTTTTACTTTGGAATGTAGCTGCGGAACCTCTTTATCGTACATACCCTGAAGGGTTTTGTACTTTTGCTTCCATACAGCAGCGTCTTCGTCTGGTTTTTTAGGCTGTTCTTCAAGCTCAGCAACTTCAGGTTCTGGAGTTTCTTCAACTACTGGCTGTGCTTCGGGTTCTTCTAGGGTTTCAACGACCTTTTCTACTGTATCAGTATCGGGTGCTTCGTCTGTAACCTCTGTCTCACCTTTCAGCTGCTTTTCTATTGCTTCAATCTCTTTCATCTGTCTTTGCACTTGCTTGGGTAAAGCCATAACAATCTCCTTTAAGCTCCAACTCTGTCTTTAGCTCCTATAACGGTGTGCCGCTGACGTAATGGTTTGCTAGGATTAAAAAAGCGTCTTTATAGACGCGCTAACACCTCTTGCGATTTCTCAACCGCTTCGAGGAATTCTTTCAGGACACTAGCCTTGCCTTGAAGCCTATGTATCATTACCGGATCATCCGCTAAAACTAGCGAGTCTTTAACCTCGGCTAGCTTAGCTTCAAAAAGCTCCAGTAAGGCGGCATTATCTGCTACTTTGCAGTGGTAAAGCGCCTGTACGTGCTTCTTCTTAGGCTTGTGCCCTATAAACATGGTCATTATATACTACTCCCTGATATGTCCGTCAAGCCCCGTTAGGCCTTGGCGACATAGTATTTCCTTCTCTGCCGCCTACTTGCGAGCCGTCTGGTAGCATATTCTTCGGTTGCATAGCTGGCCCTTGCTGCTGACCTTGCTGCTGACCTTGCCCAGTAAGCATCGCTAGCTGCTCTTGTAGCTGCGCGATAATCTGCGACTGCTGCTGTAGCTGGCTGGCTTTCTCACGATCAGGAACGATCCTATCAGGGTTGGTATTAAGGTTGAGCGCCGCGTCACGTAGAAGTTCCGCTGCCCCATCCATACCTACAATCTGTTGCGCCATCGGGCTGTTAAGCACTAACTGCAAGAACTCGTTCTTACGGATGGCTTCAGCTTCCTTAACTACCAAGCTGCTAGCGCCGCGTGCGCTAATGTTCAAGTCGCCTACCAAATCAGGGTCATCTGCGTATCGCAGGTTGTCGTGATAAAGGCGCTCAATGGCCGGTACGATGACTTTCTTGTCTATGTTATTGATTACCTGCTTAATGCCTTTACCGGCGTTAGAGATCATCATGGACAGCCCTGAGCTTGTTCTACCAGCCCCCGGCGTGTGTCCGCCCGTCATGTACTTTGGAATCATTGTGTCTTCGTCAGCACGCTCTGAGAACTTCTCAAAAACGGCCATAAGCTCTTGCGCGTTGCTGCTAGGCTGGAAGAAGGATAGCGGTGGAGAGCCGTCGTTGTACTCTGAACTCTGGAACTGCCAAATCTTCCACGGGTGCATATCAGAGATATCTTCTCCGGCAGGTAAGCGGCTAATGTTAACGCCAACCTGTGGGCCAGAAGAGATGCCCATGTTATTCGCTAGCGCGCGAGCAGTAGCGTTAACCATAGACTGAGAGTCACGACACAGATCGCCAACGCCTTTACCTGCCACAGAACCGGGCTTAGATTCGTAAGACGTTAAGTAGTAGGGCTTGCGACCAAGCGGGTCGTAGTTAAGGACAGCACGGATAACAGTGCCGCCAATCAACCATACTTCGCAAGGGTAGCTAAGTGACTGATCTTCAATGTCTTCTTCTGGTACGCCCCACTCTACGAGTAGCTTGCCAGAGATGCTGTCCCACAACTGAAGCGCGTCAATCAGGTCGTCAGTGTTAGTAGCTTCTGTAGTGTTCTTGCCTTCCGCAGTAGCGCGTGCGGAGTCAACCCACAACCACTCGTCTAGCCCGCCGCTACCAAAGTCTGCCAGCACGGTACGAATAGCGTCGTTGTTATAGCCCGGAACGTCTAGCAAGCTCTGTAGGTTCTCGGAAGTCATACGGTGGCGTTCAATTACGAACCCATCGTTAACATCCCAAGCCCAAGGTGCCCAATAAAGGTTGAACGGGTCTACGCGCTCCCACTCGTTTCGGATTACTTCAGCAGGTACAAGTTTGTTGTCTTCCCACTTCATTACTTTGCGGCGACGTTTTACTGGGCCTTTTAGCGCAGCGAACGGGAAAGTAACGATGTCTTCAATAAATTCGTTAAACGCTTCATACCAACCACCCTCAAGTAGTTGATCCTCCATCTTCCGCTCCATGCGACCGACGCGTTTCTCGGCTTCTTCCTTATTAAGCTCCATCGCTTCGTCTTGCATCTTCCGCGCGATGTCTGCTAAGTCTTCTTCAGTCGGCATAGCCCCAGTAGACTGCATAGCCTGCATAAGCTCTTGGCTTAGCTTAGCTTCTAGCCCTTGGGTTACTTCCATAGGTAAATCTGGCTCTGGAGAAGAGTCCATAGACCAAGGCTTGTCGCTACCAGTGCCTAATAGAGTGTCACGTAGCCAACTAGTCGCTGCACGACACTTGACCGACGTAAGCTGCACGAATATATCAGACCCACCCTGAGACTCTATTTCAGCCTGAATTTGGGGGTCGTAGTCGCCGTTACGCTGTCTAACACACTGCAACATACGCTCTTCAAGATCACTTCGGCCATCTTTAGCCACTTCCCATCTTTTGCGAACGTGAGAGGCTAGACCCTGAATATAGTCTTCTTGTTGTAGCTTGTCATTGCGCGCTTTCGACTGACGTTCAAGGTCAGCGGAGCTAGCTACAGGTATTAGGGCCATGGCCATAATCTATTCCTATTTTTTAGCTTTCGGCTTAACTTTCGGCTTTGGCGCAGCTTTTTTCTTAGCGGCAGCGGCTTTTAGCTTCGCGACCTGCGCAGCAGCTTGCTTTGCGTTATGCGGGTATGCTGTAGATTTCATTAACTGTTCTCCAAAGGCGAATAGTGTGAATTGTATCAGTCACACGTTATTTTTCAAGTATACACGTACTTCACTTTCTTTACTTCTCTTCTTTGCGTAGAAGCCACTGACCCACGAACTTGTAGGTCAATTATGCTGTCAGCGTACTGATTGGCATCGTGGATGTGCGAATACTCATTCTTGTCGGGTTTATCTTCTAATTCACCGCTACGCTTCTTTTTGTAGCGATAACCGTGGTTGAAACCACGAAGTAGCATCTGGCAGCTCTTGTCGATGAGGTACATGG